CCATTGCAAGAGGCAAATGCTAATTTAGAATTGCTGAAATACAGAAGAAGAGCAAATGCGAGAAATTCATGTGATTTTGTAAACGAAGTATTTGGTGAAAATTTTGAGGTTGTAAATCTATAGGAGGGGATAAACATGAGTTTGAAAGTAATGATAAGTCAGCCCATGAGAGGCAAAACAGAAAAACAAATTGAGGATGAAAGAAAATATTTGGTACAGGAGCTTGAGGCTAAAGGATATGAGGTAATAGATACAGTCATAAAAGATTTTGACTGTAGGAAGTCGCCAATAGCATATTTAGCTAAGGCTATCGAATTTTTAGATAGTGCGGATGGCGTATATTTCATGAAGGGTTGGGAAAACGCAAGAGGTTGCGTTATAGAACATGAAATAGCCAGAAGATACGGCAAATGGATTAAGGAGGAATAACATGCTATTTCGCAAAGGTAGATACATTATATTTAAAATGGGTGGAAGGAACTGTGGTAAGAGTTGTACCTTAGCCCAACAACTAAGGAAAAAAGGTGGAATAATGAGTGAAAAAGAAAAAATTGAACATATAAAAGAATTAATAACAGAATTACGCATTAGCGATATTGAACCATGGTCAACATACGAGATTGACGGTGCATGGTTGTTTAGGCTTCAAGATATAGTATATTGCAGAGAAAGAGGGGAGCAATAATGAGTTGGATGAGGTACGATATAACCTATTACAAGATTCTAATTACAAGGAGGAACAAATGAAAACGAACACAACTAAAATACTAGAAAAGCTATTAGAAAATCATTTTAATAATTCAAATGATTTTTATGTTTTTGAGTGCACATACGGCTGGGTTGGTAATGAGATTGTTGATTGTATAATGTATAACTGCCAAAGAGAAGTATGCTGTTATGAGATAAAGCAGTCAGTGCAAGATTTCCATAGTAAGAACAAACTAAGCTTTTTTGGAAATAAAAACTATTTTGTTATGCCATATGAATTGTACGAAAAAGTTAAAGAAGAGATAGCAATAAATTATCCCAAAGTAGGAGTATATGTTGCAATAGATAGACTTGAGCAAAAGGAGAAAATCAAGGCAAACCCATGGGGAGGGCTACCAATTCATAGTTATTATGCAGTGCCAATTGGTGGCTTTAAGACACTTTATTGTATAAAACCAGCTAGAAGAATGGAACTAAAGGCTGATAAAGAAGTAATATTATCATCCATGTTGAGAAGTATGCAAAGAGATTTTCCATTAAAGTTGAAGTATGACATAAATGAATTATTGAAGGAGGAAGAATAATGCCTATAAAAGATAAAAGCAGATACCCTTCTAATTGGAAACAAATAAGACAGGATATATTAGAAAGAGCTAATAATAGATGTGAGTTCTGCGGCATAGAGAACTACACTATACGAGAAAATGGAAGCAAAGTAGTATTAACAATAGCACATTTAGATCATACTCCTGAAAATTGCGATTATAACAATTTAAGGGCGTTGTGTCAGAAATGCCATAATGCTTATGATATGCCTGAAAGGGTAAAAAATAGAAAGAGAGGTAATTCCAAATGAATAAAGAAGAATTTATAAATTTTATCAATTCAATTGATTTTAAGGTAATAAAAAATTTCACATTGACTTATGTAAAAAAAGAACAACATTCTTATAACTTGAATGATGAAGAGACACAACCTAAGACTATAACATTTGGCAAAGATTATGAGATCCTGATAAATGAAAGGTTTGGCTGGATGAATAGCAAAATAGATGATTTACATAGGCAGTTGGACGAAATTATAAAGGGAGATGAACAACATGAAAGTAAAAGAATTGATAGAAAAATTAAATAAATGTGACAAAGAAAAAGAAGTAGTAATTAGATTTGCAGTAGTTGATGATGATGAGATTGGATATGTTTTATTTCCTAAAATAGTTGACGAATATTATGACCAAATTGCACTATATTCTGATTACCCACACAATAAAGAGGGATGCGATTTTATTGGGCAAGTAGATTTGGCAACCGCATATAGGAATGAACGCCCTGATATGACGGGAGATGAAATGCTTGAAAAAATTGGCTACAAAAAGCATGAACATAATACTCAAAAAACAAAAGAAGATGAGTGGGTTACACAAGATGAGCCATATATTCAATATCTTGATGAAAAAGTAATTGATGGGACTTATTACTCAATGTTTATTATGTTTATGACGAGAGACAAACTTGTTCAAATTGGAGGATATGAAAGAGGTACAACACCATATGGAAAACGCTATGAAAGAGTAAGAAACCCAATTTTGAACACAAGAGAAGTACAAGCAATACACCAAAAATGTAAAGAACTGGGGTGGTTAAAATGAGTGCACTGTTTCAATTAGGTCTGATTGTGTTGGGGCAATTTCTCAGCCGTTACATACCGCCAGAATGGTTATATGTTTTTGGATTTTGTTTCGGAAGTGCTGTTCAATTCGTTGTAATGCTTTTGGAGGATATGTGAGTACGCCTAAAAAGGAGAGTGAGTAGTATGAGTATGTGGGCACCATTTCTTGACCCATCTTTTTGGGAAAAAACTGAGGTAGAAAAGAAAATAAAAGAGGTACATACGAAGGATAAGGATATTTTAACTGATAAAGAAATAAAAGCGATGCTGATTGATTATTTTTCTATAAAGTATCGGAAATTACCTGTAATAACAAAGGAATTACAAGATAAAAATGAAGAACTAGAAGAAATTTTGGAATCTTTAACGCTAACTTCACAGAAAATATCGGACATGCCACATAGTAACAATGTTACTGATCCAGTAAGTAAGATATATGAAGAATATGAGAAAATAAAGGGCCAGTATGCAGACAACGCAAAATACATAAGAGAAAAACTAGAAGAATATAATAAAAAAATAACAATATATGAACTATGGATACAAGAATCAAAGCTAACAGATAATGAGCAAATGATTTTACAATATATGTACAAGGACGGTTTAAGGGATTGGAAAATAGCCCAATTAATGAGTTATGATTCCAGATCAATATGGAGGTTACGCAAAAAGGCTTTTGAAAAGATGTCAGTAAAATGTCAGTAATTTTACAGTATATTATTATCGTAAGTAAGAAGGAAGATCCTCCTTATATACCTTATAGATAAATACACACAAAAAGAGAGATGGTTATGTCTATCTCTCTTTTTGTATAAGTAAAGGAGTCGTATATGAGTAATATAAGCGCATTGATAAGAAAATTGCAGTTGGCTTTGCTGCAAAAAGACATCAAAATGAGTATCAATACCAAACAATTTTATTCTGAAAAAAATAATAAAATGGCAACGAAATACAGTATAGTTACTCCTCAAAAGGTAGAAAAGAAAATAAAAAATGTAACAGTTTATGAGGGATATTCAAAAATAGGAGTATTAAAATATCTTGCTGATATGTACAAGAATGTAGGTGGTACAAGTGGATAAACTGACGGAAAAACAAAAGAGATTTATTGATTATTACATCGAAACAGGCAACGCATCCGAAGCTGCTAGAATGGCAGGTTATAGAGGAGACAACTTAAACAAAATTGGTAGCGAAAACTTGACAAAACTAGACAAATACATAAAAGCAAGAATGGAACCTGTTGATAAGGCAAGAATTGCTAGTGCCGATGAAGTGCTGGAGTATCTTACAGCGGTATTAAGAGGACAAGCCAAAGATCAGTTCGGGTTGGATGCATCGCTGAAGGACAGAAACAAAGCTGCTGAATTATTAGGCAAGAGACACGCATTATTCACAGATAAAGTAGAGCAGAAAAATACAGGCGAGGTAAAAGTATTTTTCAATATTCCACGACCACCTCAAGGAGTAGACGATGGACATAGTGGTTAATTATGAGCCAAATGAAAAACAGGCTATATTTCATGGGTGCGGTGCTGAAGAAGTTGTATATGGAGGAGCTAAAGGTGGTGGAAAATCGTGTGCGTTAGTTATGGAAGCACTAGCGTATGGGTTAGAAAATCCTAAAGCAGATATGTATTTATTCAGAGAAACGTTCGATGATTTGGAAGCTAATTTAATTAAAGAGTGGAAAGAAAAAGTACCAAGGGAGTTATCTGATTATAACGATGGTAAACATATTGCTACACTACGTAATGGTACAACAATAAAATTTAGGTATATAAGTAATTATGCTGATGCCGAGCGTTATCAAGGGCGTAGCATGGACTGGATAGGAGTAGACGAGTTAACCAAGTACGAAGAACGAAGTATACAAATATTGTTATCATGTCTAAGAAGTGCTAAAGGATTCACACCAAAGTTTCGTGCTACTTGTAATCCAGGAGGAATAGGTCATACATGGGTTAAAGAAAGATACATTATTCCAACAGAGTATGGCAGGAAAGAAATTATAGATGATATAACAGGTGGCAAAATTGCTTTTATTCCTGCAACTGTATATGATAATACAATATTGGTTAAAAACGATCCCAGATACGTCAGAAGATTAGAGAATCTACCTGAAGCAGAAAAGCAAGCATTCCTTTATGGTAATTGGGATATATTCGAAGGTCAATACTTTGATGAATTCGATGCGAATATTCATGTAATTACACCATTTGTTATTCCTGAACATTGGAAAAGATATATTGCAATGGATTATGGGCTTGATATGTGTGCTGTATTATGGATAGCAAGAGATACAGAAGGTAATGCTTTTGTGTACAAAGAGTTTCAAGAGCCGAATTTAATCGTGTCAAATGCCTGTGAGAAGATTAAAGAAATAAATAACGGAGATAAGTATACTTGCTTGTATGCACCTCGTGATTTGTGGAATAGGAAATCAGATACAGGCAAGAGTACAGCAGATATATTTGCTGAAAATAGGATGCCGATGACAGAAACAAGTGTTGAACGTGTAGATGGTTGGATGAACGTCAAAGAGTGGCTCAAAGTAATAAATACAAAAGATATAGAAACAGGAGAATTAAAGAAAACAAGTTCACTTAAAATATTTAGCAATTGCAAAAACTTAATAAAATGTTTGCCTCAATTGCAAAGAGATGATAAAGATCCATGTGATGTTTCTACAGAACCACATGATATAACACATATAACAGATGCTTTAAGATATTTTTGTGTTAATTTTACAACTAAAGCCAAAGATACAATGTTGGAAGAAGAAAGTGCAACACAAAAACATATAAATCAAATAATCAAAACAGCAAAAAGGAGGGAACAATATTTATGATAGTACAAATATTATTGATTTTGGTAATAGCTATTCAAAGCTATTTTTTTTATATCGAACGTCAAAAGCTTCTAGACAGAATACAGGCTGGTAATTTTATAGACTTTAAGAAGTTCGAGGATAAACCAAAAAGCAAACCAAAAAAAGAAGAAAATGAAATTAAATTTAAGGAGGGCGATTTACTATGAAAACATTGTTTAGAGTAGGTTTAGGAAGAGAGTATTATTTTGAGGTAGCGGAAAGTGGAGAAGAGGCAGTAGAGCAAGCCAAAAAAAGAAGTGGTAAAGAGTTTTTAGCTTTTGAAGTACTAGATAAAATTGATATTGTAAATAAACATAAAATTATTTGTGAAGAGACAAACACAGAGGAAACTGGTACAAACGAAGGGGAAGCTAACACAGAAGGAAACAATGAAGAAGCAAATACAGAGGCAGTCAACAATGAAGAAGGAACTGAGACAAACACAGAGGAAACTGGCACAGGAGAAGAAAATAACCCTGAAAATGAAATTGATAAAAGTGAAGAATCACTAACAGCATCAGGCATCTTTTCAGGAGAAACAGAATTTGCAAAACTTAAAAAAGCTGAATTACTAGAGATAGCTAAAGAAAGACAAATAGAAACTACAGAAGAAATGACTAAAAAAGATATTATTAGTTTAATACTTTCTGTTGAAAAGTAGGTGAATATTTTGAAAGATAAAAACAACTTTGAGGATATTGTAAAAAGAAGCGAGGATATAAATTTATTGACTGAGATACAAAAGATTGTATATGACGATACGCAGGACATGGGAATCCACCAAAATAATTTTCTGAATATAGCTTATTATGCGGGTAGACAATGGCTTGTGGCTGATAAAGATACTAATATGATAATAGAGGCTCCAAAGGATTCAAATAAAATTAGATTAACAGTTAATAGAATTGCTCCTGTTGTAAGAGCCAATTTAGGGAAAATGACAAAAAATAAACCAATTATGAATGTTATTCCAGCAAGTGATGAAGAAAGTGATGCGAAAGCAGCAAAAACAGCGGATAAAATTCTTGAATATTTGGAAGATTCCTTAAAATTACAATCAATAGATCGTGAAACTATTTTATGGGGAATTACAACATCAATAGTATGGATAAAAGCTTTTTGGAATACAGGAAAGGGCGAATATATTAAAAATACAAAAATAAGGCAAGGAGATTGTGATATAGACGTTGCCAACAGGTTTGAAATCAAATACGATAAAACGGCAAAAAACTGGAAAGACGTAAGATGGATTCAACACGAAAAACTTAGAACAGTTGATTATGTTAAATCTAAATATCCTGAAACAGCTAAAGATATATCTGCTGATGCAGACTTAAGTACAAAAAACGTATATGAAGTAAGGCTTCAAAATTTAGGTAAAGATATAAGCTTTGGAGAAAATCGTTTACATGACATGGTAAGAGTTAAAGAGTATTGGGAAAAACCATCTGCAAAATATCCTAAAGGTAGAAGGGTAACATATGTTGATGGAACTATATTGTTTAAGTCAGAAGATATAGGTTTTGGAGAAGCCGATGATAGTGAGCGTCAATTGCCATTTTTCCCTTTTACATTTATAGACCTACCTGGCTTAGTAGAAGGAAGAAGCTGTGTGGATGATTTAAGAGAAATCCAAAAAGAATACAATATAGCTAGAAGTCAGTTGATTAACAATAAAAATAAAATGGCTGGTTCAAGATGGCTTATAGAAGAAGGTTCTTTAGCAAGTGGAGAAATAACTAACGATCCCGATGAAATTATAGAATATCGCAAAGGTTTCAATAAACCTGACCAGGTGCCAACAACTTCAATTTCTAGTGATGTTGTAAGAGATATAGATAGCTTGATAGAAGAGTTTTATTTCATTAGTGGGCAAAATGATATAAGTCATGGGAATACTAATAACAGTAAAGTTAAGTCTGGTATAGCTATTCAATATTTAGAAGAACAAGATGATACCAAATTAGGACCTACTGTTAAAAATTGGCTTGACTGCAAAAGGGAATACGAAAAGTATTTGTTGAAGATGGTTAAATATAAATATACAGAACAACGAACCATTAAAGTGGTTGGAGAAAACCATGAAATAGAGACTTTTGAATTTCAAGGTAGTGATTTGACCTCGTATGATGTAAGAGTACAAGAAGGTAGTATGTTGCAAGAATCAAGAACTGCCAAAGAAGAAAGAATTTTTGGACTTATAAATGCAGGAGTATTGAATGTTGAAAGAGATAGAGAATTAATTCTTAAAATGTTAGATTTAGGCACTACAGATTATTTATATAATGAAAATGCATTAGATGCCAATATGGCAAATCTAGAGCAATATAAATGGCGAAAAGGAGACATTACAAATACTCCAACTTTTGATTATTATAACCATGAATTACATATTATTGAGCATAATAAGTTTAGAAAATTGAAAGAGTATCAGCAATTGCCTGACAACATTAAAAAATACATAGAAGAACATATTAAAGAACATGTCAATTGGTTGGTACATGGTAATCCAGAAGGAGTTCCAATAGGTAGTTCAGCGGGGGACTCAGTAAATAATCCAACAGTTAATCCAATGGAAAATGCAATTAGCGATGTTCCATTAGATAATACAAACAGTATTTAATTGCTGTTATTTTTTTACTCATTTTTATTAAAAAATGTGGAATCAATAGTGGACCACCACTTTAAAGATGAGGAGGAATTTTTATGAGAATTTTAAGAATTAAATTACAGTTTTTTGCTGAAGAATCAGTGGAGGTATCAGGAGCTTCTGAAGAAACAACAGTAGAAGAAACTGAAAATGTAGAATCTGTTGATAAAGAACAAACGGAAAATACGGAGGACGTAACTTCGGTTGAAACAGAAACTACAGATGCAACAAATGAGAAATCTGCTAAGAAGGAAAGAACATTTACACAGGCAGAACTAGATAATGCCATAAGTAAACGATTAGCAAGAGAAAAAGGTGCAGGAGATTTTATAGAAAAACTAGCTAAACGTCAGAATATGACGATGGAAGATTTTATGAAAAGTGTAGATGATGCGATTAATCAAGAGGAAATTGATAAGTATAGCGAAGAAAAAATGGTAACTCCAGAAATCGCCAAAGAGTTTTTAGAAATGAAACATCAGCTAGAAGATTTAACTGCATACAAAAAAGAAATCGAAAAGAAAGAAAGCACTAAAAAAGATTGGGAAGATTTTAGTAATGAATATCCTGACATTAAACCAGAGCAGATACCACAAGAGGTGTTAGAAATAGCATCAAAAGGAACTAAATTAGTAGATGCTTATGCAAGGTATGAAAATAAAAAACTAAAATCCGAGCAAGAAAATATTAAAAAACAAGCTATAAAAGATTATTTAGAAGGCAAAATGGAATATAACCCAGTTGAAGGTGCTGGCAGTAGTGCAGCAGTTACTACATCATCTACACCAAAGACATGGGAAGATGCTAGAAAGCAGAGCTTTGCATTTTTAAACAATCAAAAAGAATTTAAAGTTTAAAAAAGGGGGAATAATAAATGTCAACGACATTAACAACTTTGGACGCAATTTTAAAAACTCAATATATTGGTCCATTAAATGAACAATTAAATCAAGATCTTAAATTATTTAAAAGATTAGAAAACAGCGGAAATTCTACTGTAGTAGGTAAGAATTTTACACTACCTTTGCATTATGGTAGAAATGAAGGAGTAGGAGCAATAGCAGAAGGTGCAGACCTCCCAACAGCAGGTAATCAAGCTTATGCAGATGCTATAGTTCCTATGAGATACCTATATGGTGTAATCAATTTAACAGGACAATCTATTCAAGCTTCTAAAAATGATAAGGGAGCTTTTGTAAAGGCTGTTGAATCTGAAATGAAAGGTGTAGCACAAGATTTGAAGAACGATATAAATAGGCAATTGTTTGGCGATGGTTCTGGTAGGTTAGCAGCAGCAACTACTAATGCTAGTACTTCTACAACAATTACTGTTGATAGCACAAAGTACTTAAGAGTAGGAATGGCTATTGATATAATTGATACATCAGGAACTGCTTCTGTAACAAATGCTAAAATTACTGCTGTTACTTCCACTACTTTTACTCATAATGGAACAGCTGCTGCTGTTGCTGCAAACTCTCATGTATACAGACATGGTAGCAGAAATATTGAAGTTATGGGATTAAGTGGTATTGTTGCTGCAACAGACCCAGCTTCTGGTTCATTACAAGGACTTGCAGTTGCAACTAACCCATGGTGGAAAGGTAATGTATTAGGAAATAGTGGAACCAATAGGAGTATAACACTTGCACTTATGAGACAAGCAGCAGATGCTGTTGAAGTAGCAGGAAGTGGACGAGTTTCTGCTATATATGCTTCTTATGGCGTAAGACGTGCTTATGAAGCTTTACTTAAAGCATCATTCCAGTTCGTAAATGTTATGGATTTAGATGGTGGAGTAAAAGCATTAGCATACGATGATATGCCAATATTTGCAGAAAAAGACTGTCAAGCTAATAGAATGTATTTCCTTGATGAAAAAATGTTAGAAATTCTAACATTAGGAAATCCTGGCTTCGATTGGATGTCAGAAGATGGGGCTATATTACATAGAGGAAACGGCAAAGATAATTATGCTGCAACTTTATACAGATACATGAATTTGGGATGTCGTGCAAGAAATGCACATACATTATTAGCAGATATTACCGAAGCGTGATATTAAGGCATATTAAAAGAATAAAAAGAGGGGGCTTATTTTCGTAATAAGCTACCCTTTTTTTATATTTATGAGGTGTTTATATGGAAACAAGAGATTTTGGAATCTTCAAAGATTATGGCTCATGCAGTTCTATTAGAAAAATTGTAAAAGCAATAGATAGAAGATTTGATGTGTATTATGATGCAGATATTAACAAGTATGTTATTACTCAATATAATAATTACTTTGGTAGTATTGCACCAAAAGATTTGAATAGAGATTTTTTTGATAATATGAGAAAAACGATATGGATTAATATCAATGGCTCTATTTTAGATGAGATAGATAAGAATAACGAAAAAATAAGAAAAGAAAATGAAGAAAAAGAAAACAATATTATTTCTTGCATGGCAAGAGATTTATATAAACCATTAAGAAAAGAGTTTTTAGGAGTGTGATTATAAAATGACACTAAAAGAGTTATATTATGAAATAGCAAAACGGGTTGACGAAGATATTACAATAAACTTTGATGGAACAATGGATGATGATACTAAAGAGTTAATAGATAAATTTTTAAGTAGTATAAATTATTTTTATAGGAAAGTTGCTAAAGATAAGCGACTTTTTTTATGGAAAGAATCAGTGGAATTAAATAATGGGATTTTAGATATTTCACTTTTAGAAAAAGAATTTTGTGAGCTTTTGAGGATTGAATCAGAAGCTGGAGACAAAATTAAATATTTAGAAATTAATAATTCAAATATTAAATGTGAGACTGATGCTAAAAACGTAATAGTTTATTATTATTATTTGCCAACAAGACTTCAAAATTTATCAGATTCGCCACAGTTCCCTAATGACGTTGATGATAATATTTTGTGCTTTTATGCAGCATATGATTATTTGAATATTGAAGGCGAAAATGAAGATAGAATAAAAGCACAAAGCCAGTTAATATTACTTAACGATGCGTTAGATGGAATTAAAAAACGTAACGGGCCTTCAAAATATGTTAAGGAGGTATAGGATATGATAGAGTATCAAAATATTACATTAAAACCTATAACTCCTACTAAAATAAATAAGTTTTTAGGTTTGAATAAATCAACAATTGGAGAAGTTGAATTAAAGCTTGGCGAGGCAACCGAATGTCAAAATTTCCGTATTACTGAAGGATATGAACTTGAAAAAATGGAAGGGTATATAAGTGCATTAACAGATGTTGGTACGGGAAGAGTACGTGGAAGTTGGTGTGGTAATCTTAATGGTAGTAAACTATTGCTTTATAATAGAGGCGGTAAATTATATAAATATGATTTTACAAATAATCCAAGCTTGATAGCGACTATAAGTGATGTAGCTACAGAGTTTTTCTATTTTTATGGAAAAGTATATATCTTATATGGTGCAAATTATAAAAGTTATGATGGAACAACTTTTCAAAATGTAGATGGATATGTGCCGTTAGTTGCTATAAATGCACCACCAGCTGGTGGTGGTACTCCATATGAGCAAATTAATTTACTTACTGGCAAAAAGCACATGACATTTATTGCAGATGGAACTAGCAAAACATTTGTGTTGCCTGAACAATCACTTGCATCTATTTATGCTATTTATTTAAATGGTACAGATATAACTTCAGCTACTAGTGTATATTTCTTTAGTAAAAATCTAGAGACAGGGCAAATTTTGATAACTATAGGAAGAAATGCTAATGGAGATCCTTTAGCTGCCAACTCAGTAGTGGATATATATTGGAATAAAACTGCTACAGAAAATAGAAACTATATAGTTAAAAGTAAACATTCGTTTATATACGGTGGAGAATCAGATACGAGAGTATTTTTATATGGAAATCCTGATAATCATAATAGGGAGTATTATAGCGGTATTGCCCAAATACCTACGGCAGAGTATTTCCCAGCGAATAATTATAATGATATAGGAGATAAGCAGTTTGGAATAACAGGTATGGAAAGGCAGTATGACAGACGTATAATACATACAGAAAAAAGCACATACTACGGAACGATAGAAAGCTCCTACGATGAGTTAGGTGTATTAAATACAAGTTTCCCAGTATATCCGCTTAATAGTGAAAAAGGAAATATTGCTCCTGGTCAAACAGTAGTTTTACTAAACAACCCAGTTACGATATGCTCAGATGGAATATATGAGTGGTTATCAAGTAATGTAAGGGATGAAAGAAATGCTAAAAACATATCAAAACGAGTCCAAAGTGATTTCGACAAATTAGATATGACTACAGCAAAAACAATTGATTGGGAAGCAAGAGGGGAGTTTTGGATTTGCATTCCTTCTGCTGCTAAATGTTGGATTTATAATTACAGGAATGATGTTTGGTATGTAAGAACAAATGTGACTGCTGATAATTTTATTATTATTGATAACAATTTGTGGTTCGCTGCTGCTTCAAGTGGCATATGGTATAAGTTTGATAAGGAGGAAAGGCAAGATAGAGGCTTTTTAAAGATAGATGCATTGTATGAATTAGGCTTTTATGGGTTCAATGCGGATTGGTTAAAGAAAAATATTCGTAGGATATGGGTAAACGTTAAGCCAGAAACAAAAACATATTTAGATTTAAAATATCAAACAGATCGCACAGGTCTTGTGGATATAGGAACAATTGAAAGAAATATTATGGATTTTGCTCATATGGATTTTGCTCATATGTCTTTTTTATATGACTTAAATGTTAAGCCATTTAGACTGAAGTTAAAGGCGAAAAAGTTTGCATTTTTTAAATTGATTTTAAGAAGTGATAAGAAAATAGAAAGAGCCACTGTTTTGAGCATTGATATAAAAGCTACAATGGGCGGAGAAATAAAATAATAGGAGATGATATAAATGAGTTTTA